CTAGATCCACCAGTCGTCGAACGGTGTGACCGGCGTGCGGCGCTTGTGCTCTGTGCTGAGGTATCGACGCTCGATTGCTTCGGCGACCTCGGCGGGAACTTCCTTGCCCTCGAGATAGTCGTCGATGTCGTCGTAGCGGAGCCCCAGGTTGGCCTCATCCGTCTGTCCGGGAGTGTCGTCGAGCAGGTCTGCCGTCGGAACCTTCAGGTAGAGCCGCTCCGGCGCACCCAGCTGCATCATCAGTGATCGTCCCTGGCGTTTGGTCAAACCGGTCAACGGGAGGATGTCAGCTCCGCCATCTCCGAACTTCGTGAAGAAGCCGGTGACGCCCTCTGCGGCGTGGTCCGTTCCCACCACGACCGACGCGCTTTGCCCTGCCAGGGCGTATTGAGCGATCATCCGCGCGCGGGCCTTCGCATTTCCCTTGTTGAAATCGCTCATTTCAGCGCCCGTGCTGTCGGCAAACTCCGATTCGAAGCCGTCGACGGCACGTTGGATATTAAAGGTGACCACGGATGACGGGCGGATGAACTCGAGCGCCGACTGCGCATCGTCTTCGTCTCGTTGCACCGCATACGGAAGCCGCACGGCCGTGAACGACGCGTGGTATCCGTCGGTGGCCAGGTGCTCGACCGCGAGCTGACAGAGCCGCCCGGCCAGTGTCGAATCCTGTCCCCCGCTGATTCCTAGAACGAGCCCGCTCAACTCAGTGCGCCGCAGGTAGTCGCCCAGAAAACGAACCCGCCGCTCGACCTCTCTGGCCGGATCGATCTCTGCTGAGACGTGGAGCTCCGCGATGATCCGCGCCTGTAGTTCTCGCATGTGCCCCCGGTAGGAATCGAACCTACGACCGACAGATTACAAGCACGTAGGTTTGCTGACTGGTGAACATAGCCTAGTCGACCTGGATTCGGAGCGTCATCGGCGTCAGAACGTACATTCTGCGTCGGCGCCGAAGACCGGCCTCGCCCACGTAACTTCCATCAGGAAGGCAGCGCACGCATGAACCGCATCGACCAGGCCATCAAGGACCGCGACGAGATCCTTGCCCTCCTCGTCGGTCACGACAGGCGGGCAGTATCGGCGCTCGAACACGGCGAGGATCTGGAGCTCCTGCGACGCATCACGAAGGCACCACTGGACGCGGCACTCCCTCTCGCAATCGAAAGAGCGTGGATGCGCGGACACAGCCGGCGCTCGATTCTAAAAGCTTCCGGAGTAACGCACGAGCAACTCGACAGCCATGTTGCCGGCATGTACCGCGTGCGCGCGTCCCAAACCTCCGCCCCGGCATACAAGTCCCAGAAGACGGCGTGACGCCGTTCACGCACCTGCGGTTAGTCTCCGATAAAGGAGATACAACGGTGCAAGATTCTGGGGATATTCTCGCCTTCTGGGCGCGATTCATGCAGGCGGAAGATCTGACAGACGCGACCATTACGGAACGTCTCAGATTCATTCGCCACGTCGAGCGGGCAACTGGAGACCTGCTAACCCTCACCAGGCATGACCTCATTAGCTTCATGGGCTCAAATGAAACCTGGACGAACTCGACCAAGCAGCACTACCGATCAGCGCTGCACACATTCTTCACCTGGCTCCAGGACGAAGGCGTGCGCCTAGACAACCCCGCTGCGCGCCTCCCAAAAGTGAAAGCGCGAAAGCGCACCCCGAACCCCGCAACCGTCGATGACATCGCCCTGGTCCTCAATGGCGGTGCCTACGCACGCACCAGACGAATGGTGGCCCTTCACTACTACGTGGGTCTCCGCGTCCACGAGATCGCAAAAGCCCACGGTCACGACGTCGACTGGAACGAACGCACAATCCGCGTGTATGGGAAGGGCAAAAAGACTCGCGTCCTCCCGTTGAACGACGCAGTTTGGGAGGTCGTGAAGGATCTCCCCCGTGACGGGTATTGGTTCCCGAACTGGAAAGCAAACAAACTCTTCGCGCTCGGTGAGGGTCACATTCTCTCGAACTCTGTCAGCGACGTTCTGAGCCGTGCAATGCGACGCTCGGGCATCATCGGTCACAAACCCCACGATCTCCGCGCAGCGACAGCCACAGAGCAGAACCGGGCCGGTGTGAGCCCCTTCGTGATCCAGCAGAACATGCGGCACGAGAACATGGACACGACGACGAAGTACGTGCTGGTCGATATCGAACAGATGCGTGCCGGCTTCAACGCGCTACCGGCGGTTCCTATGCCGGGGAAGTCGAATCGTCGCAGGGCCGCGTAATAGACTTTCGTGGTCGCCCCCGTAGCTCAGCGGATAGAGCAGAGGCCTTCTAATCCTTTTGTCGCCGGTTCGATTCCGGCCGGGGGCACCCGAGTAGTACGATCACTTCACCCTGAACCAAGGAGCATCACGCAATGAAGCGCACTCTCGCAACCATCATCACCGCGGCAGCGATCGTCATGCTCATCACGAGTTGTTCGAGCTCTGCAGCTCCCGTTAGTGCACCAACTGCAGCCGTCCCTGACGTCATCGGTACCACTGGGGATGTTGCAAAGACCCAGCTCAAAGAGGCTGGCTATGAGGTCGAGTTCACCACTCCGGATGAGGGCAGCGTGTGGATGCCTTCGAACTGGACTGTTGACGGCCAGGACCCAGCGGCGGGGACGAAGGCAGAGGCAGGTGTCACGGTCACGCTGAGCGTCAGCAAACCTGAAGTGGTGGCCGAGCCTGTCGCACCAGCGCTTGCGACTTCGACAGGGCTCACGGCGACGTTTGCTCAGGCTGCATGCGACCAATCCGGCGAACAGGCCTTCCCCTACGGATTCAAGGGTCACTGGATTGTTGGTAGCCTCGCTGAGGAGATCCAGGATGACCAGTGGTTCATGAAGGTGGAGGCCACTGTGACCAACGAGGCGAACGCGGAACGCGAGTACAACGTCGAGTGCTTCGTGTCCGGGACGAACGAGGCACCAGTGGTCACCGCTTTCAACGCCTACTAGAATTCCCCGCATGAAGGATGACCTCGAGCTGATCGACGGCGAAGCCGATGACGACGACCCCGAAGTGATCGCCGGCATGGAATACCTCCGCGAGGTGCGTGCGGCCGAGGCTGAGCTGCCCGCACCGTGGGATGTCAGACGCACAACCTAGAATCTTCCGTGCGCGGGCCGGCGCGCTCCCCGATCTGAGGAGCCCCGAATGACTTTCCCGAAACCCATCCGCCTGGACGTCGATAACTGGATCTGTATGCGCACCGACCCTGTTCTCCCGAAGGCCGGTATCCAGCGTCTCCGTGACCGTGCAGGGGCCGAGAAGTACCTGCTGATCAAATGGGACACCGACCCTGCGAAACGTGCGCTGATGGGCGTGTACGCGTCGCTCGAGCAGGCTAACGAGCTGGTGCTGTACGACACTCCGAAGGGCGGGCCGGACGGTCCACCGAACGGGCGGAGTTAACGACGAAAGGCCCCGACCGATCCGAAGATCAGCCGGGGCCAGTGTTCGTGCGGGGTCAGTTGTGCTCGAGTAGGAAGTCAACGATCAGCTGATGGTCGACCGCGGCGTACGTGTCGAAGTCGTGCCCGGTGGGCAACGCCACCAAGGTTCTGTTGGTGGGGTCTGCCGCCGCGAACGCTTCCGTGTAGGCGGGCAGGCAGAGCGTGTCGGTGAGGCCGTAGAAGATCAGCATCGGGATGCCTTGCAGTGCCGAGCTTGCCCGGTACGTGTATGGGTTTCTCGTTGCTCCTTGCGTCGATTCGACGTAGGAGCCACCGTAGGCGGCGTTCACGAGTGAACCGTAGCCCGACCGGTTGTTTGCCCGAATGTCTTCCGGGTTCATGACGGGGATGACGGAGACGATGCAGGTCACCCGTGTCGGGTTAGCTCTGGCGTAATTCAGGGACACGATGCCGCCCATAGAAGCGGATATCAGCGCGCTCTTGAGCAAGCCACCCGATGTCACCCCGTCCAGTTCAAGAAGCCGTTGCCGGTTCGACACTAGACGCGCCGTACTCGTCGCGTTGCCCCACGTCTGCTGGCCGCCGTTGTCCCCTGAGATGCCGGTGAACTCCGCGGCAGCAACCATGTTCGTCAGCGTGTCCTGATTGCCCAAGGGGCTAATGCAATAGGTGCAATCAGAACCCGCTCCGTGCACGTATTGCACACCTTGCTTTGCGGGGCTAGATGGAATCTTGGGGTATATCTCCAGGTGCCCCTCGTTGAAGGCAATCACATCGCGGGTGTACGTGGTCGCGGTCATAGGCTCACCACCGAGATCCCCATCGGGTTCGTGGCATCCCCCGAGACTCGTGCCCCGATAGCATCGGTGCCGGACTTGACCTGAACCTTGTACACGTAGCTCGCCCCTGGAGTGAGCCCGCTGACGCGAACACGCCGGCTGACCGAATGCCACAGGTCGGTGCCCCCTCCACGTGTTTCAATCCGCGCCTTCTCCGTGGCCCCCAGTCGCATCGACAGGATGGTTTCGACGACCCCGTTCTCGTTGGCTACGTTCGCATCGCAACGCAACTCGACCGGCCGCGTGCCAGCCTTGAAGGTTATCGTCAGGCCCGGCACATCGACCAGTGTCGTGGTGCTGGTGCTAAAGAACGCGGTCGATTCGGCATACCCGAGCTCGCTACCGCCGTGACCTACCACCACCCACGCGGACCCAGTGGATCGGTACGCTTCTTCAATTTCCGTGCAGTAGTAGATGGTGCCATCCGGAACGGTTGACGCGGCGGGGCGCGCGGCGTATGTGCCGGTGAGATCGCGTGCCACCCACGACGGATTGGCGCTACTCCCGCCCGACTGCAGAATCTGCCCCGCCGTGCCTACCGGCACCGACACCTGCGCGGCCGTGCTGGTCGTCCCTCCGATAACGAGCGCCCTGGCAGTCTGGGATGCACGCCCAGTACCGCCCCGGGCAACGAGCAGGGTGCCCGAAGTAATGTCGACGGCGGAGTGCTCGTGATCGGTGTCAGACTTCCCCTCGAGCGCAGAATCAACCTCACCCCGCGTGACGATATCCCGGGGTGAGGTCGACGGCGGGCCGACGTACTCCACAGCCATCGTCTACGCCTGAACGGTGACGGTGTACTGGTTCGCCGTTGGCGCGGTCGCGAACAGAACGGTGACCGCGCTCGTGCTGGTCTTCTGCACCTCGGCGACAACCTGACTGTACGGCGACGCGGTGAGGGACACGTCGACGGTCACGGCGCGGGTGCCGAAACCGTGCGTGACGACGAACGACGTCGCCGAAGCGTTGCCCACCGTCTGCGTGAACACCGGCTTGTCGGTGAGATCGTCGTAGCTTCCAGACGTGGCCACGGTTGCGAGGTCGGCGATGTTCGCTTTGAGGGCGATCGACGCTGTCACCGTGGCGGCGAAGTTCGGGTCATCCCCAAGCGCGGCCGCGAGCTCGTTGAGGGTGTCGAGCGAGCCGGGTGCTGCGTCGATGAGGGCTGCGATCTTCGCCGTCACAGCGGTGTCGAAGTCGGAGATCGTGGACACGGTCTGCGTGCCGGTGTGGTTCGCTCGTGAGCGCAGGAACGTGTCGGTCTGGTTCGCGGTCGCCGCGGTGGCGATGCCTGTGAGCTTGGTGCGCTCGGCCGCGGTCAACAGTTTCAGACCTGCGGTCTCGGCGAGCTTGTCGAGGGTGATCGCCGCGGCCGCGGCGACCTGCGCGTTGCTGATCGCAGAGTTCGCCACCGACAGGCTAATGGTCCCGGCGGTGTCGTTGTACGTGGCCGTGACGTTGGACGACCCGGACAGCATCGCCGCGACGACGTCCTGCACGGCTTCGGCGTCGAGCGCACCGTCGTCGCCGAGGTACACCCAGCCGGTGCCGTTCGAGATGCCGAACTGTTCGAGGGTGGTGTCGAAGTAGAACCGGCCCGCCTTGTGCGGCGGCGCGGTCGCCAGGTTCTGCGCCGTCGCGTTGAGGAGCTCGAGCAGGTTGAAGTCCATGGGCTGGACAATGGGAATGGCCATGATGCTCCCTAAGAGAGTCGGGCGGTGCCAGAGAAGGCGCCGACTGAGATGGATCGAACGAGGTTCGGCGCCGGGTAGGTGATCTCCGTTTCGACACGTGTGCCAGCGGAGTCGGTGATGGTCACGTTCGGTTCGAACGGGAGCGGGTGAACGATCTCCCACACGGCGGCCGGTGTTACCTGGTTGTGGGTGAAGCGCACGTCGTCGAGGGTCATCCCGGGTGGGTTCTCTGTCAGGTATGCGTCCACCGCGGTCGCGAGGGCTTCTTGACCGATGCCCGGGGCGATCGGCAGCGCCGACACCTCGACAACAGTCACCGGGGACGCGACGACCTCGACGATGATGGGTCGCTCGAGTGCTTCGACTTCCTCGATCTCAGACATGGCGGGTCGCGTCCGGGTCGATCGTTACGGTGCCTTCCGTGAAACGGATCTTCCCTCCGTCAGGGGCGGTGAGTTCCATATCCCACACACCCACCCGGCGCGAGTTCCACGCTTCGCTTTCGGTGACCGCAGCGGGGATCATCATCTGGATGACACCCGATTCACCCTGCAAAGTGATGTGCCCGGTGAGGTCCAGGTAGATTTCCCCGCCGATGCGGGCGCGGATCTGACCTTCTGCCGAGTACCCGGTCAGATCGACCGGGGTGCTCACGTCACCGTCCCTGATCGAATACCGCCACGTGAAAGGGTTATCGGCTCCCTGCGCGATGAGGAGGTTTGTTTCGACGAGGGACGTGCGGCCCACGGTTACAGCAGCCATTCGGGTCACCCTTCAAATTGGCAGATCTCAGCGGGCGTTGGGGTTGTACGTGGACAGCAGCTGGTGTCGTGGCACGTACGCGGCGTTCGGGACGATGCCGATACCCAGCGCGGCGAGCGCAGCGAGGGCGACGGTGAGCCAGTCGGCGAGGGCGACCTGGCCGAAGCCGATACCGGGGCTGAGGATCAGGACGAGGGCGGCGAGCGCGGCGCCGATAACGGAGACGATGGCTTTCGCGTAGGCGCGGATCCCGGTGTCGAGGTTCGGGACCAGGTAGACGCCGGCGGCGGTGAAGAGGGCGATGATGATGTTGACGAACTCGACGGGGCTGATCACTCCGTCTGAGAGGGCGGCAACGAGGATGATGACTGCGGCGGCGATGATCTGGCCGATCGCTTTCGCGTAAATGCCGATGCTCATGGCGTTTCTCCTTCGGTTGGTGCGCACTCGTACCGAGGCGCAGCGGGGTCAAACGGGGTCGTGCGGGTGCAGAGGTAGGTGACGTCGAGAGCGTCGCTGTACGTCCAGCTGAGTGGTGGCTGGCCGTCCACACCGTTGGCGCCTGCAGGGCCGGGAACGGTCGACGCGGCACCAGGCGGGCCAGCAGGTCCAGCGGCCCCAGACGCGCCGTCCTGGCCGTCAGCACCAACGACACCGGAAGGTCCCGCCACACCGACACCGGGCGCACCATCCATGCCAGGAAGACCATCGATACCGTCGCGGCCATCCTCACCAGGCGAACCGCGGGGACCAGTAGCTCCGACCGGCCCCGGCTGCCCGGTCACTTCCTTAGCAGGCGGAGCGACGGGGGTCTCATCCAGACCCTTCACCTGCTCACGCAAAGCATCCGAGTTCGTAGACAGCTGGGCAAGCTTGCTGTCCTTATCGGTCACTTGCACCATCAGGAAAACCATGGTCACCAGCAACCCCAACACGGCGATCGCAGCGACAATGGTCGCCCCCGGTGTTCGTTTCTCGATCATGGCTGCAAGCCTCCCTGGATGATGAAAATGGCAATCGCAGACACGAACGGTGACGCGATCAGACCGATCAGCAGCCACCGGTTGCGGGCCTTCTGATCCTCGGAACGGTTCTCTTCCGCCCTGCTGGCCTGCGCCGCTTCTTTCAGTCCTTGCTCAATGTCACGGAGCCGAGAGTCGGTGCGGGCCTTGTCGGCGGCGTACAGCTCGACGGAAACGACTTTCCCGCCGATCGCACCGACCGCGTCCTCGACCCGTTTCAGACCGCGCATCAACTCCCACGGTGTCGGCTCGGGTCCCTGATCGGGCATCAGCTCTCCTTCGTGTGTCGGCAGGAATCACAGGACCGGCCGTGCGCGCATGCCGGCTGGTTGCATGGGTGTCGGCACAGGCAGGTCATGCGGGTCAGCTTGCGGCGTCTGCGAAGACCTTGCGGATCGCGGTCTCAGCGGCCTGCTCAACCTGTGCCTGCGTGAGTTCCGCGCCCGAGTCGTTGAGGCCAGCGATGACAGCCGACACCAGCAGCGGGGCGATCGCACTTGCGATGACAGCAGGGTCGACGGTTGAACGCTGGGCGATCTTCCGGGCAGTGATGGCGGTGAGCGTGTTCCACACGTTGCCGTCAGACATTTGCACAAAGTCACCGACAATGCCGGTTGCCTTGAGTGCTTCCATCTCGTTCACCGAGTGCAGCGGGACCAGCTCGCCGTCTTCGGTGACAAGTCCAACGGAGGTGTCGTAATTCCTGATGAGTGCTGACATGCGCTTCTTTCCAATCGTCTTGGTGTCGAGGCTTGCGACTTCGGATACGCCGGCCAGGGTGGAGTTGATGAAGTACGGCGAAGCGCCCATGAACCGGTCGCTGATGGCTGCGTAGTCGGCGATCGGCATGGTGCCAAGACCGCTGCCGAAGTCCGAGACACGCCAGTTCGCGGAGAGGAAGCGGCCAGGGCTGGACACCATGCCGATGTGCCCGTTGTTCGGGCCTGCCTTGTCGAAGTACACGAACCAGCCGCCCGGGATCTCATCGAACGGGATCTCGTCCTCGGTATACAGGTGATGCCCGTACCCCTCCGTGGCGAGCGCCATGAGGTAGGCGGACGGGGCGGAGGTCGAGAAGCCGCCAGCGCGGAATACGAGTGACCCGCACTTCTGGTCCCAGGATGCGCCGGGTTCGAGGTTGTCGGTCGGGTTGGCGCGGCACCAGTCAACGAAACCCTGCGGTGTGCGCGTCATGCTGCACGCAACCATTCGATGCCGAACGTGGCTTTCACGAGGTTCTGTGTCGCACCGGAGTTCTGCAAGACATTCAGTCGCACGTCATCGCCTGCAGCGAGCAGAACGGGGACAGCAAAATTCCACAGGCCGGAACCGCTGAGCGAGTTGGTTGTCGTGGCCCCGGCCACCGTGTTCGCGGCGTCGATGGAGTTTTTTGTTGCGTACAGCCAACGGTCGGTACCGCCGCCCGGTATGTTGTCCATCCAGCCAGAGAGCCGATACCAGCCGGCGCGGGGAACCTCGAAAATGCCGGCCGAGTGAGTGATCCCACCATCGAGATAGAGGCCGTTCCAGACGAGCGTGGTGCCGGACCCTGTTATCAGAGCCTGTGCTGTGCTGTGCACGGCGAAGGCCGACCCGAACAGGGGAATCCACGCACCACCGGTGCGCTTGTATTCGAGCTCGTCAGTGGTGTCTCCCCAGAGGAGTCCTTCCCACACGTCTTTGCCGGTCGCGGCGAGCCGCTCCGTGGTGGTACCAGTGCGCCTGTTGCCGACCTTCGCCGCGTAATCCGCGACAATGTTCTCATCGACACCAATGTCAGGTGCGCCACCCACGAGGAACTGTGGCTGGTTCTTTGCACCGGGGGTAGCGTCTGCCGTCATTAGGTTCTCCAATCGGACCAGCCGCCCCAGAGGAGCGGCGAGATAATGCAGGAAAGGTGTTAGCGAGTGCCGGCGAAACGCAGTGCGCCCGAGAGACCGTCCGACTGCGTGCCTCGCCAGATGGTGTATCCAGATGGCGTGACACCGATGCCGCCGCCGAAATCACGCAGTCGGATCGCGAAGTCCACAGGAAGCGCAACCCAACCGGACCGAGGCTCCACCGGCACTTCGAAAGCAACAGACACGGCGCCACCAAGGAACGTCGAGGACCCGTGCCAGCCGATCATCGGAGCGTTGCCTGACGCCTGCCGAGGGTTCAGGAAGATCTCCATCGAAGTCGGTTGCGTGCCTCGAAGGGCATCCGCGACACGGGTCCCGTAGAACCAGGCGCCCACGTTGTTGTCGCCGTTGTAGACATCGTTGGTCCACCAGCCACCGTTGTACGACCCCGACCCCTCGGCCATGACGACCAGATCAGAGAACGGCCCGCCACCGCCGCCCGGGTTCTGACCGGTATCCGGTGCAACCGGTGTGGCGGTGATCTTTCCCTGGATGATGCCCGTTGTCCAGTTGATCTCCACATCGTCACCGACAACGGGCGTGTAACTCGACCGGAGCCCGAGAACGTAGTCGATGCCGTCTACCGTAACGGTGCACTTAGGTGCACCGCCTGCCTTGATCTTCCCGATCGGGTTCAACTGCGCAGACGGACCGGTCACGATCAGCGCGCCGAGACGCCGCTCCAGCTGCACGGCCATGCCCACGACAGGCGGATAGTACCCAGAACACGGAATCGCCACCGAACGGTCACCGACGTTGACGACGGCGAGCGCACCGTCCATTCTCACAAAAATGCCCAGCTTGTGACCGACGTCAGGGATCGTCGCCAGCCGATTCAGAATCAGATCCGTGTCCGAAGCCATTACAAGCTCCGTTCAGCTCGAAGGGTAACCGTCATCAACTCGGAGTCCGAATACGCGAACTTCACCAGGCGCCCCGAAATCGGTCGGGTATGGCCCTGCACCTCCACCGGGTCACCAAGCTCAAACAAGGGATTGAGAACGCACTGGATTGGAACATCGAACTGCTGCGACCCGGTCACCTGCTCGAGCACAGCCTGCACAGCCGAGTCGGCCTGCTGCTGAGTCTTCACAAACTCCGACGCGAAATAGCGGGTGTACTCGCCGTAATTCCCGGTCGTGGCCAAAGGTCCCTCCAGCACCGCGGCAACCGAGTACAACGGCTTCCTGTCCTCAGTCTCGAAATTACCGACGACGCAGTTGTAGACGTTCTCTGTCTCCACCGAATACGGCACATCAATGACAGTTCCGTTCTCGCCCACCAGCAACGAGCCCACAACCGTGCCCGCACCATCCGGAACGACCGTCACAGCTCCTGCCGGGTCAACAACCGCGCGGCCGCCAAGAACACCGGCGAGCGACTGCACAGCCTTCAACCGACCGCCTTGCACCGCCTCGTAGACAACCGCGGTGGGGATGGGCTTATCGGCGACTGACTCGACCACCGGCATGTTCGTGATGCGGCGGATCTCCTCCCAGCACGAGACGAGTGAAGGCGGTTGTTCCTCGGAACGGAATCCGCGCCGCTTCAACTCCACATCCAACGATTCAAACTCGATCTCAACAACCGAAGCGACGACCCGCTCTGCACCGTTCACAAGAGCCGTGTGGTCCTGCGCGTATGGGACACCCGTGACCTTGAACCAGCCCAGCGTGACGGTCTCCGAGAAGTCACCAGCCGTGATCTCCATCAACAGGAGCAGTTTCGCCCGAAACGGCGACAGCACACCCTCGGTGCCCTCCGGCACCAACGATTCCCCCGACTCCGACTGGTAGACGATAGTCCCGGAACCGCCATGCTTTACCGCAGCACCAAGGTCCCCATCCAGCGACCAGGACAACATGTCGAGGTTCTGTTTGACCCGCTCCGAACCGTGGAACACGTCCGCTATCAGCCTGCGAGAAAACGACCCCTGAAGCACGTTGGTCAACGCTTCGCTGTGTGTGCGCATTACGCCGTCCCTGCCAAGTCGTATCTTCGGTTCACCGCAAGCCGGGTGAGATTATCGGCCTTCACCGCCGACCTCGTGCTGTAGTACGCGTTGATGTCAGCGCGGGTGAGCAGCGGAATGAACAGTGCCGGGGTGGGCGGTGAAACCTCGTCGCCGCTCATCGACCACTTCATGGACTCCCCGCCGATATGCAAATTGATTGCCTCCTCCCGCGGGTCCAATACGGACGCGAAAAGGGGCCGCGGTACCCGCATCTTCATGTCCGCGCCAACACGCACGCAGAGCACCGGGACGCTGTTCGACGTATACGTCCCCACCATGTCCGCGAACCGGTCGGTGTCATCGTCGGTGAGCGTGTAGCAATCCAACGCAATGCCCTGAATGCCCTGCCTCGGCTCGGAGACGACGATGCCCACACGGCGGCCACGCGGATAGAGCACCGAGCCCGGCACCGGCCGGGAGATCGACCTTGCCGCATCAGACGCCATCCGCACCCGAACCGCGCCCTGTGGGTCCAGAGGATTATGCAGCCACGTTTCGTTCACATTCAGCGTGACCGATGTCGCATCCGTGTAACCCAAGGATGATCCAGCGGAGTTGAACATCTCGGCACGGTATGAGACTTCCAGCCCGAACGGAACCTCGAAGTCGATGCGAGTCAGTGCGCCCGCGACAGGCGTATTCACAGCTCCCCGCATTCGATACTCACGGCCCCCGCCGAGACGATACGCGGTCACGAACGTCGTGCCCGCGGCGAAGCTCGAAAAGAGAACTTCAGCTCGCGGGCACGGTGCCGCATCAACAGACGGAGTGATCACAGGTGCGTATGCCATCAGACCTGCACTCCCATCCTTAGCTTCCGAGACTTGCCATCTGACGATTCAGCGAACACCATCTGCGCTTCACCATTCGCCAGCTCACGGAGCCAGCCAACAAAAGTGCCGTCCATGTAGATCGGACGCTCCGAAGCAGCACTCGCCGCGGTAGACGAACCAAGGCCCGAGGCTGATCGTCCAGCGACCATCAGTTCTGCCATGTCCCAACCGGACGACTGGCGATCGAAACCACCCATGAACTGCTCTGACAGGGCAGCGCCACCCTCGCTCACCCGGCGCCAACCGGACCCAGAGAACGGTCCACGCTTCGCCGGCGAGTGAGGGAAGAACCCTGCAATGAAGTCCATGACCCCACCGATCGCGTCACCGATGTTGCCGATCATGCCCGTGATGCCGTCGATGAAGCCCTGGAACAGATCCTGCCCTGCACCAACCAGCAGGTTGCCGAGATCCCCGATAATCGACAGAATCCGGTCCGGCAGGCCAGTGATGAAGCCGAGCACGTTCTGCACACCGGTAGACACGTTGTTCACGAATCCGGAGATCGCCCCCGAGACAGTGGACACCACACCGGAGACGAACCCGACGATGCCGTTCCACACGCTCTGGAAGAACGAACCGATCGCCGACCAGGCCCCATTCCACACCGCCACGATCGTTGAAACGACAGCGTTGATGATCGCCATGACCGTGTTGATATACGCGGTCACGAACGAAACAATTGCCTCCCAGATCACCGAAATGACGAGGAAGAACGCGTTCCAATAGTTGTTCCACACGTCGACGATGAACCCGACAACGGTTGTGATCACCAGCACCAGGGTGTTGATGTACGCCGTGACGAACGCGACGATCCCTTCCCAGATGGCGGTGAAGAAATCAGCGAGGGCAGTGAACACCGTCGTCGCAACCGCAACAATGTTGTTCCACGCCTCCGACAAGAACTGGGTGAAGTTCGCCCAAATCTCCTGCCCGAGCTCCGTCTGAGTGAAGAACCAGATCAGGCCCGCCACCAGGGCTGCAATGGCGATGACGATCAGCGCGATCGGGTTCGCCGACATCGCCACGTTCAAGGCCCACTGCGCCGCCGTAGCGATACCCATGGCGGCAGAACCAGCGAGCATCGCTACACGAGACCCGACAGTCGCAGCAGTGTTCACGACCTTCGCCGCAGCATCCCGCAGCCACAGCACCGACGACGACGCCATGATCGCGATACCACCACGCTGAACGACGTTCGACGCCAGCTGTGATGCTGTCGCCGACCTCGTCGCACCCGCGAGAGAGAACTGCGACGCGGCAAGAGTGAACGTCGCCCCAATCCGGGCAGCATCCAACGGAATCGACGCGAGCGCCGCCACGTTCGCGAGCGTCTGGGCGGCCTTGTAGATGACAAAACCGCCAGCGAGGCCGATGATCAGCGGTGTCAGGATCGCTGAGTTGTCTGCCAGCCATCCGAGGATGTCGGTGAACGCCTGCAGCACCGGGATGATGAGCGGGATACCCGCCGCAATGAGCTTCCCGATCTCCCCCGCGATACCCCCGATGCCCTTTCCGACCTCGAGGAAGATCGGCAGCATTGGCCGGATGATCGCGCCGATACTGCCGAACGTTGACCCGAGCGACGAGAAGTCACCCGACTGGAACGCCGAGACAATCCCGGTGAACGCGTTCTTGATGGTGTCGAACACCCCGATGATCGTCGAACCGACTGCTGAGAAGTCCAGACCGTCGATCCAGCCGGCGAAAGTAGCGATCGCCGGTGTGAGTGCACCACTGAACTTGTCCGCCAACGGCTGCAAACCGGTAGCGAGCCGGTCGACCGCGCCAGCGATCGACGTGAACAGGCCAGGTGCAGCGTCAACAGCGGAACCGGTGAACATCGCGCCCAGGCGACCCCACGCAGCACCAACGTTCGCCCACGCACCACGCGCAGTTGCACCTGACGACAACGCCGCCCCGCCAACACCCGCCTCGAGCGCGTTCTGGAACGTTGCGAAGTCGACCTCACCGCGGGTGACCATCTTCGCGGCCTCATCAGCGGTGACCCCGTACTGGTCAGCGACCATCTGCAGCAGCGGCACACCACGGTTCTGGAACTGATTCAGAACCTCAGTCGTCAGCCGGCCGTTCGTGGCCACCTTGTTGACCATCGCGCCCATCTCGGACAGCGGAGTCTTCGCGATCGTCGCAGCATCCGCCGTGAGCTTCAACGTGCGCGTGAGCGCCTCACCAGGCTTGATACCGGCGGCCACAGCGGATGCTGCGATAGTCGCCGCAGCATCCAGCCCGAACGCTGTGCCCTTGACGGAGTCCAACGCCGACCCCATGATGACGCCGACAGTCTCCCCCGAGTGACCGAGCCCTTCGAGCTGCGCCTTGGCATCCTGGATGTTCAGGGCCCGGCTGAGCCCTTTACCGGCGATCGCTGCGATACCCGCGACGGCAGCACCGATACCGACAGCAATGCCGGCACCGATGCCCTTGACCGCGTTCCCGAACGCGGACGAGAACTTCCCGCCTGATTCCTTGCCCGTGCTGTCGACCTCGGAAACCACCGTCGAACGGAAGCCTTTGAAGACAGGGATGATGAAAACTTCGCCGGAACCAACAGTCGACATGGAAGCTCCGTCCGTGGGCTAGTGGGCGAACGCCGAACGGCGCAGCAGGGAAGCACGCAACTCGGCGCGCTCTTCGGTAGTGACCTCTTCGGCCGCGCCATTCGCAGGCCAGGGCGCCGGCAACGTGAAGGGCTCCGGGTGTTCATTCACATCCCGGTTCGCGTTCATGAACGCCGACGTGTGAATGCCGGCCATGACCTCGCCGTACCCGGCAGCAAAAAGCCACCCTTGGAGATCCGCGTTCAGGTGAGACCCAAACTCGCGACGCAGCTCGTCGATGAGGTCGAGCGCTTCCCGGAAGGGAATGCTGCGCCCGATCTCGTGGAGGCTTACTCCGAATCGGTGTCGGAAGTCGTAGCGGAGGGCTCGACGGTGCTCTCCGACGAAACGGTAGAGCCCTTGGATTCCCCCATTTCGGCGCCCATCCTCTCGCCGAGCACCTCGGAGTACCGCACAAGAATCTTGAGAGCTTTCGCACCGTCACGCATGCCCTCGATCGTCGCCTTGTCCTCAGGCCAGAGAATGTTGTCGATGATGAACCGGGGCATCTTCGACTGCGGGATCTTCAGCTCCTCGAGGTTCATGAACAGTTCGATGCGCTCGAGTGGAATGCGGAGGTCGAGAGACTTCTCACCCTCGTTCGTCTGACACTTCAGATGATCCTCGACGACAAGGAAGTCAGGCTTCGGGCCAGGAGTAGCGGTTTTTGCGGTTGCCATGATGGGCCTTTCATTGATGGGTTGTGATGGGCAAGGGGTGAAACGGGGTGCTGGCCGGGAGGCCCATCACGGTTCCCGGCCAGCAGTCAGTTACGGAGTGACCTCGGCAGGGACCAGCCACTCACCGATGTGCTCGTTGTTCAGCGACGCAGAGCGCTTCGCGTGGAACGTCAGCTCGGTGCCGTTCACGGATCCGCGCTCCGACTTGTCGACCTTCGCCGCGGTCACGGTGACCTCCGCGATGCGGCGCCGGATGACACCGTTCTTGAAGATCTCCTCCGAGAACACGACGAACTCGACCGAGTGTCCGCCGGCGTCGATGGTGATGTACCCGTTTACGTCCGCGGTCTTGCCCCAGGCGAGCTCACGCACGATCGCGTCGTACTGGGCGAGATTCGCGACCAAGTCGGCGTTCGCGAGGCCGGAGGGAATCGAATACCCCTCCTGCCAGAACACGATCGGGTCGCCGTCCGGTTCGAGAGTCCACTCGAAACCGCCGTCCTCGGTGAGGAGACCGGCTTTCTTGAAGGCGACCGGCAGGACGAAGTCCGCGGCGCCTCCCTCAATAGCGGTGGGGAAGGTCGTACCCGAAGGGGCGAAACCCAGAAAGCCGGTGACCGGAAGGCCGACCGCGGTGACGTCATTCCCGAAAGAATCAGCAGTCATTTTGATTGCTCCTTAAAAGCGAAAAGCCCCCGAGTCTCGGAGGCAGATTGAAAGTGGTTGTGAAACGGGTTACAACGGGGTGCCGGCGACAGCGAGAGTCAGAGTGATGTACCGCCTCGCCTTCTCTTGCGACTCAGGGACAGGAAGCGGACCGGATGACCGCAGAACGGCCGTGACCGGGTTGCCAGGCTCCACCGCGGGGATCTGCGTGCGGAGGGCATGGACGATGTTGGCGAGGTCGTTCGCGTCCTTCGGGTTCTCCACCGTCCCAGCGAGGATCGAGAGACCCACGTCACGCTCAGCGGAGATGATCGACGTATCAACGCCACCATCGGCCCGGACGATCAACTGCCTCGCCGCGTTGCTCTCCCTGATGTCGACGACCACGTTCCGACAAACCGCCTCCGGGCGAGCTGCGAGAGCACGTCGATACCAGCCGACCAGGAACAGGTCGAGGTCGGCGTGGATGACCAACGGGTCAGCCATTGCCTGCCGCCCTCAACGCCCGGGAAAGCGTCCCGTGCTTCGACTCGACGAGCATCGCATGATCCGAATCGGCGACCACCTTCGCCACCACCCGAAACGGGGTGTGCACGACCTCCACATGGATGCTGTCCCGGTAATCACCGGTATCGACCGGTGCGGAAGCCCGCGCGGCCGCCGCAACCTGCTCGGCTTTCGCCTTGACGATGCTCTGCACTGCGGCAGAGTTCCCTAGACCAGGAATGAATGACTCGTTGAATTTCATCCGGCAACCTCCTCGAGCGGGATCTCCACGACTGGCCGCCACCCAGTGAACGGGTTGAAGTCCGCCTCCGGCTTCACATGGATGTACAGCACTTCATCACCAGAGCGAACACGGTCACCGGCCAGCACATCAACCGTGACATTCGTGCAGTACAGGCTCTTCGCCGTGACGATCTGCGTGCGGGTGGCACTCGCAGGCGCGACGCTCGACGAGGACGCGATCCACGCACCCTCGAGCGGTAGCTCGTCTAACGGATCGTCCCAACTGCCGGGGATCTGCCGGTCAGGGTTGTACGGGTCCGGGATCGGCAGGCGGCGTTCCCGTTTCACTTGAGACGTGTGGTTGAACTGCACGAGCGACCTCCTCCCGTGACTTAGTAGGCGTCCGCGGTTTGCGTGGCGCCCGGGTCCGTTTCGCCTTGATCTTCTTCGCCGGCGCCGCGGGTGTACCGGCTTCACGCCAGCCCTGCCTGCGATAGTCCGCCACGGTCTCAGCTGGGACCGTGATGGTCTGCGCGCCCTTCAGCAACGTCGCCATGATCACTCTCCTTCGTTTTCCTCAGGCCAGATTCGCGAGAACGTCTTCGTGGCCCTCGGGAACTTGCCAATAGGCCCGCCGGTCACGGTGCTGCTGCCGCAGAGCGCGCGCAAAGCACCACGGTCATCCTCGGAGAAGCAAGACGCGACAACGGTGTAGTCGACGGATGCCGACCCGATCCGCTGCGCCTTCACCAGGCGTGAACCCCGCGCCACCACCTCACGGCCAACACCGATCAGGATCGCGATCGCACTCCACCGGTTACGGCCATCCTCCAGCCCGTCCAGGTAGGGGGCGATGGAGATCGCGTACGCAATCACCCGTAGCGCCGTATTCTCGTCGACGCCCGTGATCTCGTTTGGTTCGATCACTCCATCACCCCCTACTCGTTACTTGACCTTGGCGATCAAGCCCACATCGAGCGCGTGCTTGATGCCGGCCTTCGTGTACCCGTCACCGACCGGTGCACCCCTGTAGAGGTACCGCTCGCCGCCGCCCTCCGTGGGGAGCACAACGGCCGCCCCAGTGACGACGTGACCCTTCGACTTCGGAGCAGCCGCAGCGGACGCGTCAGGCTTGTCGGGCGCCGCAGCAACGGCAGTCGCCGCAGGCTCGGTGGGAGCCGCCGCAGCGGACGCCTCCGTAGCCTTCGGCGCTTCGGTGGCCTTCGTGGCCTGTGCAGGCTTCGTCTCGACCATCAGAGCGTCGTTCCCGTGATCTTGACGCCGGCGAGCGGCTCCGTGACGACCGGCACGACCACGCGACGGGCACGCACCTCGTACTTGTCATCGCGGTGACGATCCGACTTCGTCTCCACACCGGAACCAGCGACAGACGCGTAACCCGGCGAGCCGAGCTTCTCGTCCGCGACACCGCCGAGCTGATCACGGTCGACCAGCAGCGGGTCCGACCCCAAGTAATGCGGGGTCGTCGCCCAGGTGAACCCCAGCGCATCAACCGGGATATTCCCGGTGATCGCGATGTTGCCCTGCTCACGCGGAAGCGCCTTGTCGTCGACCAGGAGGCCGATGAGCTTCGCGTACTGCGTCGGCTTCAGCACCACGGTGTCGAGTTCAATACCGGTGCCGTCCTCCCCGCGCGTGGTCGAGATGCTCGTGAGAGCCTCAATGACCTTGCCCGCGGTCGTCCAAGCGGACGGCGACGCGAACGTGCTCGACACCTTCGACGCGATGACAGCCATCGCCACCGAGTCAACGTGACGGACCACCGAGTTGCTGAGACGGACCAGCGCCTTGTTGACGATGGAGATGCCCTGCTGGGAGATCTTCTCGTCGGTGATGTCCGACTCGAGACCCCACTTGACGGTCTTCGCAGCAGCGAGCTCGCCCTGCGTCAGAACCGTCTTCGGGTACTCGCCGCCAGGAGCGACAGCTTCAGGCGAGTCCGCGGCGAAGATCTCCTCGCCGGTCTCGTAGAAGATACCGCCGCCCTTCGCTTCGTACCGCCCCGAGAGGAGGTAGTCCGCGATGAAGCGCATCTTGGTGAGATCCGCGACACGCTTCGCGATGAGCTGCGGGCTCTGGAGCAGAAGGTGAATCTGCGCCGTGGTGAGCGTCCCCTCGGGACGCGCCACCGGGTAAGTGTAGGAAGCCATTCGACTATCCCCTCTCAGTTCGTCTGGACGTCGATGACGTCACCGTCGGCGGCAGCAGCCTGGAGGGCGATGCCGATGGAATTGACTCCGACGCCGATCGTGGCGATCTTCCCGGCGGTGGCCGAGATGACCTGCACACCGGCGACGATCGCACCCGATGCGGTGAGACGCTGCACGCCACCGCCGTAGACAGTGACCGTCTCACTGATCGCAGCATCGAAACCAGCGACCCCGACAGCGAGAGCGTCAGCGCCGGCCGGGCCGACAGTCCGGTCACCGGTGACAGCGACCAAGCGTCCGCCGATCACAGCGGCCGAGGCCGTGAACGTCACAGCCTGGCCGGGCTTGAACTTGGGCAGGTAGTCAGCCATTTTCAGGCCTCCTTCGTGTCGTCGCCGAACGCGAGTGCGTACAGGCTTTCGGCTTCGGTCGGTTCCTCGGAGGTTCCGATCTCGGAGACGGGGACCGTGTTCTTCGCGAGCGACCCGAGGAGAGCAGTCGTGCCCGCTTCGTTCGTCACGAGCTGAGCCAGCCACGTGTCACGATGCGCGGGCGAGATGCGGCCCTCGGTCACGGCATTCGACACGATGGACTCGCGGCGAGTGGTGTCCTGCTCCTCGCGCGCCTGCCGACCCAGCTCGGCCGAAGCCTGCAGGTCAGAAAGCACGGCGGAGTCTATCAGGACTGTGCCCTCAGGCACTGTCGGGGTGTCGCTGGTCTGCTCCGCGAGTGCCTCGTCAACAGCTGCCAGGAGCAGCTCATCGGAAGCAGCGGCATCGGTCACACCGAGCCGCTCACGGAGGCCAGCCGCCAGAATGTCACTCATTTCGAGTTGTTCCTTTCGGTTGGGTACACCCGGCTCGGTCTGAGACGGGAGTTCAAGGGACGCGAGCGACGGAATCGCCGTTCGCGCACGAGCCGAGAACCGCGCACGGTCCACCGGCTGAGTAGCAGGAGAATCGACCCACTCGTCGGCAAGACCAGCGGCCACGGCCTCCTCAGCCGTGTACCAGCTCTCGGCCTGCATCGCCGCACGCCAAGTTGCACGGTCGGTGCCAGTCCTGCCGGCGTACACGTCCGCGATCGAGTTCGAGAGCTTGTGGAGGATCGTCGCAACTTCGTCCATCAACTCCGCGTCGCCATAAGCACCGCCGGAAGCGTCATGGATCATCAGCTGAGAACCGCGGTTCATCACGATCTTGTCGCCAGCCATAGCGATCACCGATGCCGCGGAGGCCGCCAACCCATCGACGTGCACTGTGACGTGCGCTCGATGGCGTCGGATCGCATTCATGATCGCGATGCCATCCCACGCAGCGCCGCCAGGCGAGTTGATGTAGACGTTCAGCTCGTCCACGTCGAGTGCTGCGAGTTCGGTTGCCATGGTCTGGGCCGAAACGCCACCGCCCCAGAAGCTCTCACCGATCTCGTCGTAGATGAAAACGTCCGCAGACGTCGGCTCATCGGCTGCCTGTGCCTCGGCTCGCGCTTCTATCCGGAACCACGGTCGGGTGGGCCGGGCTGCTTCGTTGGTCATGCGGCCTCCTTGGGCTGTTTCGCGGCCGCAACGTCCGTCGCAGTCGGGTCTTTCACAGGCAGGCTGAACGCCGCCCGCATGAACGTCTCGAGCGTCTCGTCAGGAGTGATCACGCCGGCGTCAATGAGCGACTTCAGCGCCTCCGCAGTCAGCGCCCCACCCGAACCGATCGGCTTGAACACCAACCGCGGTGCCGGTTCCTCGGGACTCCAGTTCAGGTCAACGAGATCTTCGACGACGTGCGCCTGCGTGGTGTCCCTGATGTGCTCGGCAACCGCGTTCAGCGAGCTAGTGAAGAAGTCCGCGAACGTCGACCCCAACGCCCACGACCCCGTCTCCGTGCCGAGGTTCAGGAAGTGCGCCAGCACCGCGCGAGCGATCTGCTCATCGTGGTACCGGATCGGCTTGTCGGTGTCCGGCAGCTTCCCCGTGACACCCATCAGCTCGAGTTTGGATCCGGCCGGGATCGATGCCCCCGCAGCCTCTCCCGCTCGGAAGCCAGTCGCGAGCGTCAGGCCAGCGCCCTTCTCCGACTTCAGCCACTCGTCACGCTCAGTGGGCGAGGCGGTGTCCGGTACCGGAGCGCCCGTGTAGACCGGAACACCGAGACCGTTACGTTCCACCGTGAGGGCTTGCGCGCGCAGCATCCGGTCCTTCAGTAACCAGTTCTTGTACGCCGTGCGCAGGAGGCTCTGGCCGATCCAGTTCCCGCCCTCACGGTCGTTCACGTACGCAACCAGCCGGTCCACGGGGATCGGCTTATCAACCCCGTGCTGCTCGATCGCGATCAGACCACCATCACGGGCGACCTGCACATTCGAGATACTCCGAGGCGGCCGCCATGCGAGCTTCTTCAACCGCAGCTTCTTCCCCTCCGGCTTGTAGACCTGCTCGAAGAAGGAGTGCCCGTAAACCAGCTCGAGCAGCGCCAGCCGGAGGTGTTCGCCCCACTGGAACCGGCCACGCGTGCGGAGGGCAACAGCAGGAGGGCGGCCCTTCACCGGCAGACCCAGGTCAGTCGCGACTTCACTCACGACCTCATCGCGGGCGCCGGCGGGGTCGATCATCCACTCGGCGCCACGGATCGGCAAGGTCACCGCCCGCAACACAGACCCGATCTGGGAATCCTCACGGCGCATTTTGTCGAAAACTGCGACCGACAACGGCCACACCAGGTTCGGGTTCGTTTCGTGTGTTTCTTCCGCCAGAGACGCCCATGAGGCCAACTGGTCGGACTGATAACCGATCTCGGCCACTTGAAACCTTCTCTCAGAATTGCGCTAGAACCCCACAACCGCGAGGTTCACATCGGACGGCGACACGTCGTCACGGGTGACGAGCTCGGCTTGCGGGGGCGGTGGCGGAGTCGGTTCCTGCGGGGCCGGCTCGAGTACTTCGAGCCCATAGAGTGCGTTCGACTCAGCAACAAGCCCGCTGATATCGACAGGCAATGACTTCTCCCGATGCCACGCCTTGTTCTCCGCGTACGACATGACCACGGCACCTTCAACAGCCAGATCAACATCCGGCTGCTCGATGATGACCAAGCCCTTATCGCGAACTCTGTCTTTGGTGCGTCCCGTCGCAAGGGCGAAAGTTCCACCGTCGATGGCATGCACGACCAGGCCGAGTTTCCTCAACGGTTCGATCAGGTCGACCGCAGGCACGCCACGGCCTTGAATGACGACCTCCTTGTGCCCCGACTTCTCGGCGAGGTCCGCCATGTAGTCAGGCACCCACAGCACGCCGGCACGCTTCACGCGCACCGTCACGAACGGGCGGCCATCCTCAGTGGAGACAGCTGCAGAGATCCACGACGTCGAACGGTCCGAGGACACGTCCACGCCCCACACTGTGCGGGAACCCTTCGGGATCCGGACGGAGCTGATCGGGACGTGCAAGTCCTTCCAGTCATTGACGTTGATGAAAGAATCAACCTTCGACGTCACCCACTGGCAGAGGACCTCGGTCCGGTACCCGGCATCCGTCATGCCGCGAATGTCAGCGAGGGCCGAAGCAACAGTCATTGACCCATAGCCGATAGACGGGTTCGCCTGCAGGATGCCGTCGACGTCGTCCTTGTCGCAGCCCTCCGGCGCCGACCACTCGAACAGCGCGAGTGACATGTCGCGGCCGTTGGCGAAGTCCTCCGCCGAAGCGAGCCCGGACTCTACGTACGCTTTCCACTCGTTGATGTCAGCAATGCCAGCGTCACGCTGCTGCCGAAGCACCACAGCACTCATGTCGCCAGCGTTCGACAAGCCGATGAGCATGCCGCTCCAGAACGCCTTCATCGTCTGCGAAACCGCGTTCCAGGCCTTCCAGTCCTTCTGCTCACGCATCTCGTCCATCAGGACGCGCGCCGCAGGCTTGCCTCGGGCGTTCTTCGCGGCGCGGATCTCGTAGTGAGCTCGTGACCGCGCGGTGATCGCGATCGATCCGTTCGCGTCCCTGACTTTCGCGGTCGCGTCACGCAGCGCCGGAATGGCGAGGACAGCTTCTTCCACGGTCTCCGGGTCCGGGTCGCACCACATCTTGACCGCAGTCCACGGCTCCTTCGCGATGTCGAGGTTCTGCGCGACACCGACGACCTTGAACTTCAGCGGCGGCACCCGGTCAGGATGCCGAGCCGAGTCCACCCACAGCCACCAGGCGGCGAGCACCGACGCAAGCGTCGTCTTTCCCTGCTGCCGAGCGACGAGAACGATCACGCGACGGAACCGATACTGCCCATCCTCGAGCAGCTCGAGCGCGTGAATGAGGAGCCAGCACTGCCAGGGATACAACTCCACGCCGAGGATGTCGCGCGCGAAGTCGATGACCTCGAAGCCGAGGGACGTTTCCGGCGTCAGCTCACGCAGAGGACGCGTCCACAGCCGAGGCTCCGTGCGGCCGAACTGTTTCAGCATCCGAGCCTCCGACTACGCGATACCGCGCTCCTCCTTGAACCGAGCCAGATCATTCGGCACCACCGGCACATCGTCGTCATCGACCTCAGCGCCAGCCGCCGCGACAGCAGCCCGCTGCGCGGACGATTCCGAGGACCCCTGAACGCGACCGCCAGTCCCCGCAAGCACCCGCCGCAAATCCTTCGTCGCCGACAAATACGCCAGACGCGTCCGCGCCCCGCCACCCTCATCGAGTTCCTTCGCGAGATCCCGCAACAGCTCCACCAGCAGCGCCTCCTCAGGCACATGCACCAGCCCTGTAGCTCGCAGCATCCGCGTCAACGCACTCCGATGCCTACGATTCGCAGCAGCCATCTCCGAACCTCCAGGGGTGGGGTGAAAAACGCGACTCAAACCCGGGGAGAGAGGACCACTCAGGCGGGGAGTGGTCCGTGGTGTCTGATGTTGCTGGATTTTCTGACGGTCGGGGTGGGTGAGGCGATACTCTGACTGGACGATCGCCGATGATTGGAGGCTTCGATGCCGCGGTTCTATGAGTCAGACGGTTCTTACGAGAACGTGAACGAGATCGCTGATCGCAACGGGTTGATCTGGGATGGTCACTACGGTTCCCCGTATGGCGTTGAGGAGCTCATCGAGCGTGGCCGACTCGATGCGCATAAGGGTGAGGTCGACAGGTTCGATCGGTTGTTCGATCACACCATGCGGTTGCGTCCTCGTGGGTCAGGAGCGCGTAAGCCTGTACTGGCGATTAGCTCTCCGTATGTTGATGATGACGAGGGCCTTCGGAGCATGGTCTTGGAGTTCTGCGATTTGTTTGGTTTGGCTGCTCGAGTGAACGATCCGAGTTACAGGACATATCGGGTGGAGACGACGGTACCTATCGTGTTTTGGCGACCTGACTTGCACCACTTGGTGTGACCCTCGCAGGTTGCTGGGATCACCACCAGTCAGGTACTGCGTCTCCTAGACCCAGGCTTGGTGCGTTCTTCCCTCGCGCCTGGTTGCACAGCGTGTGACTGTGCCTGAAGTTGGTGGGGTCTTCTTGTAGCTCCGGGTAGTCGTCAACGGAGAAGAAGTGGTCGAGGTTGTGACTGGCTGGTGTGCTGCCTGGGTCGGCGTCGTAGTCGATGCCTTCTTTGCACAGCCAGCAGTCTGCGTCGACGTCGCCAGCAGTGTTGAGGAGCTTTCCTTGCTCGAAAAATTCGTCCCGCAGTTTGTGCATGCGGCGTGTGTTGGTGCGTACGCGTGACGCCATAACGGGTGGCCTTTCGATCCCCGGCCCTATCCTCTGCCGCAAGTAGTGTTCGCTGCAGATCCATCAGGAAGGGAGGTGATAGATATGGCAGGAAACAAGAATCGCGCCGACGTCTCCGGCAACCGGAAAGACGGGTACAAGGCGACGCAGCAGGGCAAGCCAACGATAAAGGCCCCGACGCAAGGGGCAGTCGAAGCGAAAGCCAAGGCGCAGGTCGAGAAGGCCGGCGGCGGTCAGGTGTACATCCACCGGCCGAACGGGCAGATCCGTGACGCAGACACGGTGGCGAAGGGCAACGAGTCCAAGGCGAAGGACACGAAGCACTAACAGGGATGGGAGTGCTCAGCGCGAACTGGGCACTCCCGGACCGGCTGATGCGTCGGTAGGGTGGCGGCATGAGATCCAAGGACGAACGCAAAGCCGACTTCGAACGCCGTGAAGCCGAACGGAAAGCGAAGCTCGCGGCTAAGACCGAGGCGCGCCGGGTGAAGGCTGCAGCTGGTGATGCGCGGCGTGCGGTGAAGTTAGGCAAGTGGGATACCAGGAAGCGTGCCATTGATGCGTCTGCGCAGATGGATGTGTATCTGGATCAGCAGCGGCGCCTGAAGGCCGGTGAGGTGATCCCTGCGGAGGATGTGGTGGGGTTGCCGCAGCGGGTGCCGTACACGTACTAAGAGGTTGCCACTCGCCCATTGGTGAACGTGTGCGATCCTCCGACCGGCATCGCGGAATGTGCACGCGGTGCCGGCGGTCGGGTCGACCTTGATCGGTTGGGCTGGCGAGTGACAAGTATTGGTTATGCCCGAACTGGGCACAGACAGTGCGACGGCTCGATCGGTACGCTCGTTGGCACCATCAACGAGGACGGGAATGAGCATGGCAATTGAGTACCAGATCCGAAAGAGCACGAGCGCAACCCAGCCGTACTACTGGCGGATCGTCGAGACGGGGAATAGCTCTGTGCTCGCCACCAGTGAGACCTATGTGCAGAAGCAGAGCGCAGTGAGCGCCGCCTACTTAGCAAAGAATGGCAGCGCGTCAGGGGACATCATGGACTACACCGGCTCGTAGACCGGTGATGGGCGAGGCCCCTGGAATTGCGCTCCCAGCGGAGCCTCGCCCGGTGACCGTTTCTGCCCGACACACGGAGGTCAATCCGTTACCCGGGCCGAAGGGCGGCCACAAGGCTTAACGATAAAAGCCCCGATGAATTCTCATCGAGGCGTGATTGTCGCTAGCGCCATGCTACTACAGGGTGGTGCACACGCGTCATTCCGCGGTTGTCGGCGTGGCGCGGGTTGCTTTGTGTCGGAGGATCGTTTCTCGGTATTGCGCGAGGAGCTCGTCGACGTGGATGTAATTAGTGCCAAGGATCCGGTACACGCGAAGGCCGTTCCGCGCGTACCGGTCGATGGTGGAACGGGTCTTCTTGATGCGTTGTGCTGCCTGGACTTTCGTTAGGTAGTTGCTGCGGTGCTCGAGGAAGTCAAGGGTTGTGCCACGATCAATCATCGTCGTTCGCATCTAGGCTTTGGTTATGAAAGGCACTCGACTCGTCACTTTTCGCATCAACCGCAGCGACCTCGCTCAGGCCCTCACGCTCGTCGAGGGTGGCCTTGAGGCACGAGATACGTCGAAAGACTGGAGTGACTCGCTTCCCGAACACCTCGCGGTCGTCCAGTACTCGGCATGGTACGGACCAGAAACCGACGTCATCAGCTATGCCGAACAACTCACTTCGCAAGCCACTCAAAACCTGCGGACGGCTGGGCTCTGGTTCGAGTCTGTCGGCAGTGGCGTAGTCGCTGGGGGCGGCGCTGGGTACTCGAAGTACATCGTGCGTAGCCCGGGATCGACGGACCCTCGAGAAAGCATGAGCTTCATGGCAATGGATGAGGCAGATTTTCATCGCCAGTACGATCTCTTCTTCAGCCATATTCCACTTGGCGAGATGGAAGTCGAAGTCATCCATCCAAAATACGACGATTGACGAATCGGGCTGGGAAATAATACTCATGCCAGCCAGTCCAGAATACGCGAATACGACTGCCCCGGAACCTCATAACCGCAATGCGAGCAGGACACACTCACGTCGTGGACATCCTCGGAGAACCATACGGCACTGACCGTTTCGAGGTCGCACACTGGGCACGGACGCGGGTACACGTCCCGTGGTCGACGCGGCGCTGTCGGGTATTTGCCCCGGAGTCTCCACAGCAGCCCCGTCACGTCGCTTTCGTACTCTTCCGCGCCCGGGAACCCATGGATGCGTTCTGCGTGTGTCAGCAGCCACATTGTTTGCAGGCGGATAAGCATGTGCGCGCCCTCCGGAGTCGTCCCTGCGCGGAACCCCAGCACCGGCGCATCCGCATAGCCGGCGGACGGGTGAGAGTCGTAGAAGTTCCTCGACGCGATCGCAGCGGTCGATGGCGGATCTACTTCCAGCACGCGTGCCCAGTAGGTGACCCATTCGACCAGCTGCCCGTACACCGCATCAGAGTCATCGGTTGCTGTGAGGCGCATCGGTGACACGTACTCGGCGAGGACTTCCCCGCGCTCCGTGTGATCGATGAGTGACCGGACGTAGAGGATCAGGTCTGGTGCTTCTCTGAGCGCGCTGAGCGCCCTGCGGTGACGGATGCGGGCGAGTTTCTGCTCCTCGGTCTCTTCGACCTCTTGGGGGATGTCGAGCTCAACCACGTTTCTTGACCTTTCCGTATCGGATGACCTCGTAGCCGGATCGGATGATGATCGCGACGACGAGGAGTGCGAGGAGCACGCCGACGATGACGAGGCACCAGGTGAGCGCCCAGAGGAGGAATTCCCACGGCGTCATCGGGAACCTCCACCCATAGGGACGGGCAGCGCGCCACGGCGATCGATGTACTCACACCACGCGACAGCGACAGCCGCAACCTGCACAAGCTCGGTGCGAAGCTTGATCGCATCACTCTCAGCCAACGCCTCGAAGACCTCTTCCAACAGGATCGAGGCCATGCTCGCACCGCCGTGGCGCGACTCGACATCGGTTTGATTCGTCGCCCGATACGCCAGCTGGAAGGCGGGAGTACCAGAGTAGATCGGCCCCATTTCGCGCAGGGGACGCACGCTCGCCCCGGTGCCGTCGTAGCTCATCGATTGGTCACCCCACTTCGCGTCCTGACGGTCGCGCTCGTCCTGCACATCCTGCAAGACCTTGCCTGTTGTGGCGCTCATGACTGGCTCCTGTTCTGTTGGTCTGGGGTGGGTGCAACTGAGATGGTGAACGACTCCCTACGACCGTGATAGTCGTCCCAACGCGGTGACAACCAGTGCGCCCACATCTCCGCGAGCGCGTCTTCGTCGACTTCTGGAGCGTCAGGATCAGAGTCGCCCCCGTAGTGCACCGTGCAGCCCGGGAGTGCCGCGACGAGCGCAATGATTGCCGTATGGATCTCCGGCCAAGGACCCCGCTCGTAACCAGGGCCGTAGTAGCGTGCGCCGTTCATGTCGACGTCGATCCGGTCGGGGTCCCACGACGTGCGGCCAAGGGTGCCGCGGATCTCCCGCTCTTCGAAGAAGCGGTTCGCGACCTCGATCTCCGCATCCGTCACGGTGCCCATCGCGTAAAGATTCACATCGACACCCATCACTCGCTCCTGTCTGGGGTGTGCACAACGATCAGCACGCTTCCCTCTGCGTCCCGAGCGATCTCGTACGACTGCCAGCGACGCTCTGGGTTTCCGCCCATCACCGTCCAATCGCCGTGTGCTGTCTTGCAGGCAACCACTGGCGCGTTTGCGAGACTACGATTCGGGCCGAGGTCGAGGATCACGCTCCCGACCGGCAACGCGTCCAGCTCTTCCACCGTCGAGATCGTCTGCGGCCGCTTCACCGCTTCCAACCAGCGGTCGAATCGCTCTACGCTGATCGTGCGCGGTTCGCCCAGCCTGTTCCGCTCGAAGGTGCACGCCTGGCGTATCACGTCCGTCGTCGGTGTCCACTCAGCCATTGCTCTGCTCTCCTGTCTTGCGGTCGGCCAGGGTGACGTGCTCTTCGGCGATTCTGCGTTTGTCTTCCCGCCACTCCGGATTGTGTCGGGAATCGAGAAACAGAAACTTCTCCCCACACGAACACTCGAACGCGCCCGTGAGGTATCGCGCACTGGGGCTCGCTGACCATGGCGGAATCTGCTTGATCGTGTGTCGGGCTTCCAGTGCTTTGGTGGGAGAGGTGGAGAGGATGTCATCAAGCGGGCACCACTCGCATTCGTCGGTGCATTCGGCTGGCTGATCCTCGGTCGCCTCGTAAACCTCGTGCGCTTGCTTCTCGTCGCGCCACTCACGCACCAGCTCGATCACCGCCTCAAGCTCGGCCACCTGTGCCAGTGCGGCGTCACGCTCCGCGCGTGCAGCCTTGAGCGCACTCGCCATTCGCACCACTACGCCCTCGGATGGCACGCCCTCATGTTCGACGCCCACAGTGTTGGCCTGCACCTTGATGCACACCTCAAGGTCCACCAGATCTCCCCAGTCACTCATGATCGGGAACCTCCACCCAGAGCAGCAGCCAATGCAGCACGGGCATCGCCACGCCACATGTCGGCCCTGCTCGGGTCCTCGCGCACCATCTCGTCCCAGGTGTATTCGCCGTCACTGATGCTTGGCGGCTCAAACATCACCCGCGCCGCCCTCTCGACCATGTCGTCGGTGACCGCCCCCGTTACCGGCTGTGCGCCCTGGTCGATCAGGAACTTTCCGATCGCCCAGAACTCGCAGCGCTCCCACTCGCATCCGTCGTAGATCAGGTTCCCCGACTGGGCATGCCAGCGTGCGTGAGCATCCGCCAAGTCGCTCGGGGCGATGATGGTATTCGGCTCAGGCGTTACCGGCTGTGCGGCAAGGTGGGCGATTATGGCGTTGGCCTCTTCCTGACATGCTTTGCACCACGACTCCCCGGCGCATGACCCACACGCCTGAAAGTCAGCAATGAACTCGATCAGCGCCTCCCGATCAATGGTCACCGGCTCCGCTTTCGCGGCCTGCCACTCGACTCCAGCCACGAACGCCTCATTGGCGTGTTCCTCATAGCCATACGGGTCCGACTGTGCCTCTCCGGTCGGACTGAATGGGTCGTCCACGATTTGATTGCGCGGGTAGCGCTGATTGGCCTCGGCCTGTGCCGCCTCCCGCTGTTCGTCACTCATGACTGCCACTCCTGTCCGGGCTGAGTCGTCTCCCACGGAGCCGCATTCGCATCCTGCTGCTGCGGAGCCCGCACCACCTCCGACACCACCTGCCCCCGACTCAGCTGCATGTCGAAATACACCCTGCCCTCCTTCTCCGTCCGCTTCGCCGACAACTGCCCGTAAAACCGTGCCCGGTCCCCCACATTCAGCCCGTGCCCATCGCCCAGCCACACCGTGAAGAAGCTCTTGAACTCCTGCCCGTTATCCCCAGTGATGACCTCCTCGATCGACACGCCCTTGCCGCCCACCAGTCGCTTCACCGTTGCCTCATTCGTACGTGCCTCAGCCAATGCCCTGCTCCTTCACAATCGTCATGTCCTGGTCAAACCCGCTCGGCGTCGCCGAGAGTCGCTCGCGCAGTTCGGCGAACGACACAGTCGCACCGGCGAACGCGGCCGCACGGTCCTCCGCCTCGATACGGTCAGCCTCAGCCGCCGCAGCGAGCAGCTCCTCGCCAAGCTGCCGGGCCTCCTCCGTCGTGTAATACGACGTCTTCCGCCGCTGCCACAACGTCACCCCGTACTCGTCATTCACCTCAACACGCGCCATATCAACCTCCGCCCTAATTGCCATTTCCCTCATCCCTCCTAGAACGCGGCCGTGGGAGTCCACGGCCAATCCGAAATCCCCCGCGAAATCCGCGACGGCCACTTCCGCTCATCCCTGTCACCACGCCACCGCACCAACTGAAAAGCATTCGACGACCTCGCCTGCTTATCCGGACGCAACCCCAAACCGAACTCCGGCCACCCCATCAACGCCGCCGACCCCCGCGGCCGAAGATCCCGCTCCCCAACGCCAGGGTGCCCATGCCCCGCGTGAGCCTCAATCACCATCGCCAAACCCCGGTCGCGCAGCGTGTCCAAAGCCGCCAAGAGCGGCGCCGCATCATCATCGTTGTTAATCGCCCGCGGAATCAGCCTGTACAGCGGGCCGATGAACAACACATCCGGTTTGAGCTCGTCGACCATCGAATGCACCTCCCCCAAATCCGAGTCCTTCGACAAATCCAGGCGCGGCGTACAAGCCAGGTGCACAGCATCCGCAGGATTCACACGCCCATGCATCGCCGCCTTCGACACCATCGGCCTCACCGCGCGACGCCACTGCCTCTCCGTGTTCTCCGTATCCACCACCAGCACCCGCGCCGGCTTCATCTTGAAAAACGTGAACGGATGAATGCCGGCCGCCGTCATGAGCGCCAACTGCCGCACGAGTGTGCTCTTGCCTGACCCTTCTCCGCCCGTAAGGATCAGACGGTCCTGCCGCTCGAGCAGACCATCAACAACCCAGTCGTACTCGTCGTTATCGTCGAGCAGCACCTCGCCGAGAGTCTTCGGCAGCAGATGCCGTTTCGACGCCGCCAGTTGCAAGCCCTTCAGTCCCTCGGTGGCCTGGGCGATCGCCACGCCAGGATCCAGTGTCGTGACCATCCGTGACGCGACGATCTGCAACCCGCGACGCAGCGACCCCTCACGGACTTTTGCCGCGTACGAGCCGACCGATGACGCCGTGGGAACCTCTCCCATCCAGGTGTGCAGGTCGACGACGTCGACACCGGGAACCTCCCACCCGGGCAGCTTCCCCGACACCGTGATGACATCCACCGGTTCATGCGCGGCGCCCATCGACAGGATGCCGGCGAAGATCGCACCCAACGCCTGGTCCTCGAAGTCACCGGGCCCGACCTGCTCAACAGCGAACCGCAGCACACGAGAGTCGAGGAGCACCGCGGCGATCACTGCTTGCTCTGGAGTGATCATCGGCGCATCCACTCGGTGCCGTCAACCTGAGCCTCATTCGCCCGAGCCCAGATATGCGCCGGCAACACCCATGCCGTCGACTCCCGCCAATGCAACGTCAGCGCTTCCTTCGCGCGGTCAAAGTCCAGCGAGCCGATGGACAGGTGCCAGGCCTCCACCATCTCCGGCGTCACCGTCCGGTTGTCCACTGCGCTCGCCAACACCAATAGCGTTGCGATCTCTGACTTCTTCAATTTCCGCCTCCTGATACTGGGCGACGACCGGGAGATTCCGGGCGAACGCCGATTGCTTTCCTGCTTGCTTGTCGCGCTCCGCGAGCGCTTGCAACTTCATCCGCGAGAACTGCTTCCGCAACGTGTCCATCGACCGCACATTGGCCTGCCAGAACTCATTGGCCGTCGCCCAACGAATAAGCCACTCGATCTGAGCCGCGGAGTACCCGTCGAGCCTCATCAGCCGCTCGCACGACGCCCACCAGGTCTTGCCAACGACGCCAACCTTGTGACCGTTTCCCCGCACGAGTTCGGCGAGCAACTCACACAATCGCTTCACCTCATCGCTAAAAGACTCAACGTCGGACGCTTCAGCGTCGGACGAAGAAGTTTTGTTAACTGGGCTGGGTAGGGAAGGGCTAGGAAGGGTAGGGAAGGGACGGTGTGACTCCCCCGGGGACTCCCCTACATGTCCACCGGGGACACCCTCGGGGACAGGCACCGAAGTTTCGCCCACGTGATCAGCATTTCCCTCGAACTGACCGGCATTGTTGCGCCGCCAACGCGCCTTCTTCTCCCGCTCTCGCTCCCGTTTCGCCTCAACGTCAGCGCGTGACTGCTGATAGGCCTTCCAGTCGTGAAACTGGTATCCCTTCGCGGTCTCACGCCAGAGACCCGCATCAACGAGGATCTGTGCTCCGGATGCGTCGGCACCCCATTCCTCGATCATGAACACGGGCACGGCACCGTCAGTCAGGTGTTTTCCACACCAGCTCCCTGCGAGTGTCCAGAGCCCGATCGCCTGGAGGCGTTGCGCTCGCGGGATGCCGAGAACCTTCGGGCTTGTGCTCAGCCCGTCGTCTACGTTGAACCACACCATTACGCTGCCAGCTCCAGTTCCCATTGCTCGCCATACACATCAGCCATCATTCGTTTCGCCGCCACTTCCGTCGTCGGCACCCGGCTCCCATCCGGCAGCAGCACCGACCAGGAGCGTTCCAGCGGGAACCACACCGGCACCCGCCCGGGGTCCTTCACCCACTTCTTGACCTTCCAGCCCCGCAACAGTGCGACCGTCTGCAGCCCGTGCTCGTACGCCTCATTGCAGAACGCGCAAGAGGTGAGACCGTCGACGATCACAGGCCGGTGAATGGTGCCGCCCATGCCAACCGCACGCCGGTGCTGGAACGTCAACGGGGACGTTGCGCCGCATGACACGCAGCGGTAGCCGTCTCGTTTGTACGTGCCTTTGCGTACGGTGGCGGTTGGCTCCATGGTCAGGCCTGCTTCGCGTTGACGATTGACTGCTCAAGCTCGGACAGTTCATAGCCCCAGCCCTGCAAACGCTGCATGTGGGCGGCGGTGATGCCCTGCTGCCAACCCTTGCGGTCGAACTCCATGCCGCCTTCAACGTGACCCAGTGCCACGGCCAGTGCGATGTGCAACGCGCGGTGCGGCTGCGCCAACAGTTGAGCCTTCACAGCGTCGTGCGGGTACTCTCCGTACTCCAGCTGGAGGAGCGTGTGCTGCATCTTCTGCTGGGTCGGCGTCGTACCCGGCGCATTCTGGGTGACGTGCTCACCCAGCACGACCTCGAACACGGGGACACCGGTCGCATCGACGTGCACCTCGAACCCATCACCACGGACGAGCGTCACGGTCACGCTCCGCACATCCTCGGCAGGCTGCTTCTTCGCTTTCTCCACGTCGAGCTCCAACGTCAGCGACACCACCTGGTCCTGCGCGAACCGCAGCATCTGCCCCAGCTCGCTTATCCGATCCAGCTGCTGCGCCATGTCGTCGACCTCGGCATCTGTGTAGCCGAGCGACTTCAGATCGATAACCTCCTCGACGACCGGTGAAAGAACTGGCACATCAACTGAGGCTTCATCTGCCACCGCCTCTGGCTCGTCGAGCAGTCCCAACGCCACCTCGCCCAGCTCGTCACCAAGCGCCTCGAACGCAGCGACACAATCCGTGTGACGGCAACCCTTCTCGTAGTGACTCGCAGCACCATGACGCCCACGAACCAGCGCCACCTTCCCCGACGCAGCAGCCTTATCCGCCACCGGAACGACCGCAACCGCCACCACACCCACCGTGTCGGCCTTCGCAGCCCTCGCGCGCTTCGCCGGCTTACCCGCCGCCTCAGCCGCAACGATCTCCGCCGGCGTCATCCCCCGGTCAACCATCTTCTGGAACGCATAGTCACCCCGGTACCGCGTCTCAGCCTTCCGGCACGACAGACCCAACTCAGTGTTGGCCGGGCATGCACCGCCCTTGCAACCCAGCTCGTAGCCTTCCTTCGTCCCGTGCGGGAACCCGTCCTCGAACAAATCCATGCCGCTCATTTCCCTGCTCCTTCTGCCTTGATTGCTTCGAGGACGTCGACCAGGTCGGTCGCATCCGTTGCCTTGATCTGTCTGCCGGGGAACACCGCGACGAACCCGCGCGCCCGAATATTGACGACGGCGACCAACGACCAGTCGGCCTTTGTGACGATCCGGAAGTTGCCCGGCCGGTCGAGGTTGATCGCCAGTTCGAACCCGGCCTGCTCCACCAGGTCGCGGACCTTCCGCTCCGTCGCATCCGTCGCCGCGCTCACGACGCTTCCCCCGAGTGCAATTGCGCGAACCTCACTGCCTTCCTCCGCGACTTGAACTCGCGCCAAGTGCCTTCGAGCTCACCGGATCCGTTCCGCAGCGACACCCACCACCTGCCGCTGTCTTTGAACACGAACCAGCGCCACGACGACGCAAGGGACTTCTCCGCTTGCGCGAGTTCCTGCTCGAGGCGCACAGCCGTCGCACGCGCCCGGTCACGCTCACCACGGAGCTGCTCCGCGACCGTCTCCCACAGCACCGTGGCAGCGGCCGTATTGCCCTCCAGTGACCGCAGCTCGCCACGCAGCCGCTTCTCCGCAGCCTGAGCGTCGACCATCTGAAACCACACATCCGTTGTCCGCAGCAGCGCCTCCGTGGCCTCCTGCATCGACAGCGGCGACGAGCTGGCCAAGTCGGCCGCATTCTTCACAACAGTGCGTCCGCGTTCGACGTCACGACGCAGCTCGTCACGCTCCGCCATCACCTCACTGATCGTCACCTCAGCCCACGTCGGCGCCGGCTCAGCAGCCAAACCCGCCAAGATCTCCTGCAACACCTCCAGCACCTCGCCGTTGCGCCAATGCAACGCGTTCAACTGCTCCGTGTCGAAGTTGTCGATCGACTTCGCGATGTAACCAACAACGTCTGCCACACCCTCCAGCCCGGCGCTCACAACGCACGCTCCGATAGAGTCACGCCTATGGACAGCGGATGGTCAGTCATAATCGGAGCCGCGATTGCGTTGATCGGCGCGTTCCTCGGCGCGTGGGCGCAGTCGCTTTTCACAGCACGCGCCCAGTCGGCACAGGCGCGCCGGCAACTGCGCACCGAAGCAATCCGTGAAGTCACGATCAGCCTCGTCGAGTTGGAGGCAGCAATCCGGGAGGGTGAGCCACGTCTGGAAGCAGCTTCCAATCGTATGAACGGCGCAGTCATCGCTCTCGGCCTCTCACTCAAGAGAGGCGAAAGGGGCGCACTCACATTTGTGCAAAACGCTTTCGAGCACCTGATGAGTCGGAACTGCCCCGAACCAGCCCATGTCCTTGACATCGTCTCGCTCACACTTCTCGGGTGGAATCGAGGAGGGCTGAAGCTAAAGGACTTCGCACACCAGGACCTCGATGACTTCAAACCACCCCGCATGCGAGATTGAAGGGCAACCACTCGGGTCGAGGCGCTCACGAGCCCAGCTCCATCAGCGGCCGCATATGACCCTCGACATAAGCGCGCTCAATAGCCGGCGCCGTCTCCTCGAACACCGTCCGCCCGTTCGGCAACACAGTGTGAGCGAGAAACTCCTGCTCAAACGTGACAATCCCCGAATCGACAGCTTCGAGCTTCGCCTTCACCATCAACGCCAACGCACGCCACTTCTGACGCACCGCCTGCTCATACGCCTCAACGGCCGCACTCGCCGTCCTGGCACCCCGCGAGTGATGCGTGAACTGCTTACTGTTCCTGTCCGGCAGCGGCAGCATGAACTTCACCTGCCGGCCGTTCGCGACGAACCCGATCATTGCCCGGTCCTTCGATGTCGCGTAGGCGAAGTCCTCCGCACCGTAACGGTGCAAGGTCGCCTCGATCTCATTGCGTGAGCGGCCCGAATCCACGGACGTGCTCGCTGCATACTGAGCCATCACGCACCTGCCTTCACCGCGGCAAGCGAAGCCCGCAACGCCCGCACCCACGCCGTACGCGACGCCGCCCGCTCCTGCTCCTTCGCCCACCCCTCAGCGTGGTAGTCGACGCTCCACTGAGCAGCCGCCAACTCCTGCGCACGGAACTCGTCGACACTCTGAACCTCAGGCTCGGTCAGGTACCTCGTCGAGCAGTCGAACTTGATCGACTCACGCAACTGCTGCAGCATGAAATCGCGCAGCCCCTGGTGCTCCTGGGTCGGCGGCTCCCAAGCCTCAACCTGCACCAGCATCGCCTCGTACCGAGCACGCATAGCAGCAGCACGCTCGACCGCGGCCGCATACTCTGCTGTCCGATTCTGGCGTGACGCAACTTCGCAGAGCGCCCAATCGTCATCGCGCAGCGCCGACAGGTCGGCCAGTTTGGCCTTCGCCTCGTCGAGCCCTCTCCGGTGATGGTCGCTCGGAGCGAACTCATCCGGAATCGACGCACCTGGTGCCTCATCCCTCATCTCGATCAGCGCACCGAACGCTCGCGCGCATTGCAACGCGAATTCCTCGAAGCTCTGCTCTTTGCCCTCATACAAATCGGACGTGTATCCCGTTGGCATCACTGCCTACCTCTCCCGGCGAGCTGATAGGTCAGCTCCACCTGCTTGCTCTGCGTCTGCACAGCAGAAGTCCTGCTCCGCACCAATTCCGCCACCGACTTCGCATACTCATAAGCGATCTCGGCATTGTCGGCGGACTCCCACTGCTCCTCAGTCGCCACTTCGGCCTCCAACTTCCGCGTGTCAGCGTCCTTCCCCACCGCGTCCTTCAACGCCCCCAGGCGAGCCCGCGCATGCGCCCTCCGTGCGACCCGCCTGGTCTTGTCCGCCTCCCGGAGTATCCGCACGTTCTGCGCAGCGAGGTGCCCCATCAGGTCCAGGTCGGCGATGATCGAATCGGGTGTTTTGATCTGCCCGGGCTCAGGCGGTTTCCGACCAGCACGCTGTGCGACCCAGTCGGACCACGCCTCGATCTGTTTCGGTTCCTCGACGGGTGTCTGTGTGTCCTCGTCGACGACTTGTTCGCCTGAACCCGGTCCGGTCATGCGAGCCCCAACCCTCGGCGCACAGCGTTGTTCAGGTCGAGGAAGTGCATAAGCTTCTCGTGCTTGGCGTCACTACCAACGCCGTCACGGATGCCCGCCTTTAGTTCTTCGCTGGCATGGTCCCGTTCGCGTTGAAGGTTGCCAATCCGCTGCTGCTCCACCAGGGCGAGCGTCGCGTGCGCCTGAGCGATACCCGCATAGACTCCAGCAACCACGTCGTCCTTATGCGTGGTCTGCGCCGAAACAGCGTTGTCTATCCAGAGCTGCGCGGTCGCCTCGCGGTCGACCTTCGCCGCGCTCACGCTCCACCACCCTGAGCAGCCCAGTCCGCCAGCTCGTCCGCAGTCGGCTGAGACGGATCATCCTCGAACGGGACGGCCGCCAGCGGAGTGGGGACAGGTGCAGGCTCCACGTCCAGAGTCACCGGCTTGCTCTCCGGCTCTGGCGCATCCACCATCGGAGTGAACACAGCACGCCGATCCCACAACACACCGCCGACCTTGCGACCATCAGCCACCACCAGGCCCAACTCGCCAGCCTGCTGAGCCTCACCATGCAGCACCCGCAAAGACTCCAGGTCCGTGCACTCCTCGGCCAGCGTCACCCAGTCACGGGACAGCTCACCCTTGACGACGATCGGTTCCGGCTTCGCCTCCACCAGCTCACGTGCGGGTGACTCCTGCACGACCTGCACCGGACCCGCCTGCGCCATCTCCTCCGACGAATACAGCCCCGACAGATCCTGAGGGAACGCCTTCCGCAAAGCCAACATCTCAGCGACCTTCGCCAACATCAGATCCGGCATCTTCGCCCACATCGACGAAACCTTCTTCTCGCCGGTCTTCGAACCGTTCGACCACACGTCATCCATGACCGCGTACGAATCCCAGCGAGCGACAACCTTCAACGCCTCACGGAACCCCGCCCGATACACGCCAACCCGGGCGAACTTCGGGAACGACTCTGAATCCTTCTGGACCCACGCGTCGAACCAGGTGCGCCCATCATCAGACCACTCGGCCGCAGTCTGCCCCTCATACTGACGAGACCGCTCAGCGACCAGACGAGCACCATCGATGCTGATCTGTGTCTGCCACTTCCCAGCCCTCCGGATGCAGTAAATCTGCCGGGCAATCGGGTCCAAGCCAGTCCGCCGGCAGTGGGCCAGGAACGCTTCCACCACAGGCCGTTCGGCGAGCTGCTTCGGAGCGCCCTTCCGCTCGGAGTAGACCAGCCCTGCAGCTTCCACGAGGGCCTTCTCCTGGTCCGTCCACTTCGAGTAGTCACCCGTCGACGGCAGCGACGCAATCTCAGTCGTATCGCTCATTTCACTTCCTCCATCTCTTCGACGCGCTTCATGAGCCACGTCAACGTCGTACCGAACCGCCCAGGCAGGTGGATCGAGTGCTGCATTCCGTCGATCACCGCGACGAGCGTGTAGGGAGCGCGTGAGTATCGGCCGCTCACCTTGTGGGTGTCCCAGTCGAAGTGCCCGAGGCGAGTGATCAACGCCTGCGCCTCGGCATCCGTCGTCGGGTGGTGCTGAGAACCCGTGCGAGTCGACCGCTTGCTTGTTTGGGGCTTGTCCGACTTGTGGCCCCAGCGCTCGTGGCCGTCGTCATCCGTGAACCACTCCGAACCGTCTTCGAGAATGTCGGCCAGAGCTTCTGCTTCCTCGGCCATCACTTTCTCGCCTTCGGCGCCTTGACCTCAGTCACCGTGAGGCTCTCCCGAACCGTCTTCGACGTCGTCAGCTTCGAAGGCACCTGCGACGTGTGCTCCTCCAACACCGCAGCCCACTCCGCGCGACGCTTCTCCAACGACCTCGCCGCGGACTCCGCCCGCTTCTCCGCCGCATGCAATGCCGCCCACACGTCCGCCCGAGACGCCTTCGCGGCCTCCTCGTCGACGAACGTGATCGAACCCTCACGCGTCTCCTCGACGAAACCGCCACGAGTCCACGTGATCCGCGCCAGCGGCGACTCCTGCGAGAACGACGCACGATCCGACAGCTTCACCTTCAACTCAGCCCAGGCCGTTTCCTTCGCCCTCGTGGCCTCGCCCTCGGCGCTGCGGAACTTGATCACGTTGAACGCGAGTGTGTCGAGCTCGTCGTCATACGACGGACCGTCCCCGGCCTCCAGTGCCGCGCGTGCCGCGTCCAACTCAGCGAGGAACTCCAGCGCCACCTTCTCTGCCCGGGCCGCGAGCAGCTCGTTGTAGTCGATCCACGCGTACAACGGCTCAGCGCGCAGCGGCGCCGGTTCGAAGTGCTCGGCACCGCGGTCCTGCCAGTCCTTGTCGTGCTGCTCCCACACGTACAAGCACCGGCGAGCACCCGTCACCCGCATGCCCCAGATCATCTGGATCAGATAGCCGACCTCGTCGAACTTCTGAGTACCAGGTGCGATGTCGTAACCAGACGTCTTGTCCTCAGCCAGCAGCAACAGGCCACTGAACGGATCGAACGTCACACCATCAGGCGAAGCCAGGAACCGCGCGTTGTCGGCAGCACGGAACACACGAGACTCCGGCTGGATCCCGAACCGGGTCTCCACCCAAGCTGCAATAACAGGCTCACGCTTGTTGCCCCAGGCCGTGTATTGGTTGCCCGTGAACGTGTCCTTGCGCAGACCCAGCTTCAGAGCGATCAGCTCACGCCGGAACGTTGGCCCCTTCACCATCAGGTCACGAATTTCAGTCGCAGTGACACCGCCCAGGCGCTCGGCGAGCCAAGCCGGGCGGTCAGTGTCAGACGCACCAGCGCGAGACAGCAGCTCGGCGAACACTCGGTGCACAGTCACGGCGCTCATACGTGCTCACCGTTTTCGATGACGTTGCGGAACGTCGGCGCACCATACTTCGCAGGCGCAACCTGAACGTTGTACCCCAGACGCGGATGCACTACACCGCGCTGTGGCCGGTGCGTGACCTTCTTCGCCGGTTCGAGCAGCGGCCGGCTCGCCAGCAACCGGGCACGGAGCATCGGGAACAACTCCCGAGCGGACGGCAACAGACGCCTCCTGGCGGCCATCAGGCGGCATCCTCAGGCGTGTCATCCCACGGACCCTCAGTGACGTTGTCCTCGTCCTCGAGAGGCTCGTCAAGATCAAGCTCCAACGGCAACGTCGCCTCACCCGTACGAGCCGCATACGCCGCCTCCAGCAGCAACCGTGCGCTCTCGGCCCGCTCCCCCTCCAACGGCTCAATGTGCTTGAACCGCACCACAGCAGAAGTGATCTGCTTCACGTCGTCGTACTTCCGCGACGCCCGCTCCACAACCACCACCGCCAGGAACTGATCCGGAGTGCGCTCGTGCAGCAGCTCCTCCTCCATATCGGCCAGCCCGTTTAACTGCTCGCCGGGTACCTGGCCACTCAGATTGATTCCCATCACATGCCCTTCATGTCAGGCCAGGACACAGCGCCCATGGCCTCTAACTGCTTCGGCGTCACCACGTCGAGCGGTGCACCGAGATGCCGGATCCCCATCAGCGCAAGCGCCATGGAATCCGCCACGTTGTCATCCGGGATCTGCACCCCGGGGAAACCTGCACGCATTGCCGCTTTCACAGCGGTCTTGTCCGAGTTACCGTTACCGGTCGCGTACTTCGCCCGACCCTTCGGCGTCACCACCACGACCTCGCCGCGTGCGAGCAGCTGGTCGACGAGGAACCAGAACAGGCCAGCCCTCTCATGCGGCTGCCCGAACTTCGACCGCATCGACGGCCCCTCGATCACGAACAGACCGGATGCCGGCGCCTGGTCGAGAGTGCGCCGCAACGACGTCCGGATCCGCCGGCGAACCTCACGCGGGGAACTGGGGCATGCCGCGGTTCTGCTGCGCCCAGTGCGAACAACGCCGTCTTCGATGACGGTGATCCCCGTGCACGTCAGGGACGGGTCTATGCCGGTGACGTTCACGACGCACCACCAGGAAGCGGAACGAACTGAAGCAGCTCAGCACCAGGAGCAACCGCCTTGCACACGCAGAGCACCGACCGGCACGCCAGCAACACACGACGGTGATCCTCACACGACGGCACGCCAATCCCACAGACACGGCACCGCGCGATGAACGTCGCCGGATGCGGGCACGCTTCGGGCATCGGGTCGTATTCGGTGCGGGCACGGATCTTGCACGCGACCTCGTACTCCCAGTCCAAGTGCTGGATCAGCGCAAGATCCACTGCGGCGTCGAACACCGGTGTCTCGGCGTTCACGAGTCACTCCCGACAATTGACCGGGCGAGCAACATGACCGGCTCTTCGAACACCGCGGGCATGCCCTGGTCGAGGAACCGCTGCAACACTGCGAGCTGCGCGTCGATGGTCCGGTGCAGGGTGACGATCAACTCGGCATTGCCCGAGCGGTGAGCTTGCGCCACCTGATCGTGGTCGTCGTCCTCGTCTGCAGTGCCCCACACGCGCGGATGAGTCGCCCGCTCATAGGTCAAGAACCACGGCCCCGGCGTGCCCTCAATCCGCAACTCGATCAGCTTGTCGATGGCCTCCAACACCACCAGCCCCACGCTCACGGCCGACGCTCCAACCGCAAACCCAGAACCACCGCGGCCACAGTGAACATCAACGTCAACAGCGACAGCCCGTCGTAGGCGATAGCTTCACGGACCAGAATCACCGTCGCACCACCCAGTGCGAGGGCTCCGAAGAGGACCACCCACCACTTCACGACGCACCGCCCGACGTCGACGAGAAGAACATCGCCCACACCAGCAGCCCCGCCGTGGCCACGAACAGCACCCCGGTCACCCACGCCGACACAGACCGCGACTTCCGCACCTGATACATCTCCACAGGCCGCGCCACCGACGCAGCACGCACCGGCTCAGGCAGATCCTCCGGCACCTCGTGCGACACCAGCCGAGTCACGACGCCACCTCAACAACGTCGTCGACCTCAGCGGCGATGGCATCCAAAGCACGCATCGTGCCCGTCATGCACAACCCCAACTCCGCAACCGGAATCACCACACCACGGCGACCCACCAGCACCCCGCTCACAGCCACGCCTTCTTCACAATCGACCGCAACCAGTCCATGCCCCAGGACTCCTGCTGCACCGCAGTGAACGCCTCAACGAGCTCAGGGAACCCCTGACGCAGCCGAGCCTTGTTGCCCTGGTCAGCGGCCGCGATAGCCCGCAGGAGACGGATGGTGAAGCTTCCCGGTTCCTGGCCCAGCTGGCGGTCACCGAAGTGCCACAGCACGTGCTGAGCAACCTCGACAGACACCGTCGAGGTCTTCTCGGCATCGATTTTTTCCATGATGATCGCCCTTCGATCAGTTGATGAGAATCGGCGTTGCGGGTTCGGGTCCCGCAACGACGTGTGTGGGGCGGACTAAGCCGCGTTTGCCAGACGGTCGGGAAAGAACTTGCGGATGTCTTCGTCGAGGGACACTGAGAGTGTCCAGACCTCCGACGCAGAGAACGGAATCTGCCCGCTGAAGCGGGCGCTTACGGACTTGCGGTCCTTGCCGATGATCTTCGCGATCTGGGCCTGGGTGAGTCGCTTTTCCGCAGCGACGCCCCGGACTTTGTCCGCGATCTGTAGCATTTCTTCCGTCAT